TCAGGTGCCTAGCGATGAGGTACCAAACAGCGCGCTTACTAGCATGACCATTGCGGGCGTTTTTGGTCAGAATGCCTCGGCGGCGACGGTATCGGCGCAAGGTGGACCATGAGCCTCCTCATTCCCACACGCAGCGATCTTCCGTTCTACGATCTGCAAGTGCCGCTCGACGGTGTGACCTACACACTCGAGTTTCGTCGGAACGTTCGCGTGGGTGCTTGGTTCATGAATGGCTACGACATCACGGGGACCGTTCTCTATTTTGCTGGGGTCAAGCTCGTCGCTGATTTCCCTCTTGCGGCGTACAACACAGCTCGCCAACCCGCCGGATTTTTCATCGCGAAGGATACTTCTGGGCAGGGTATTGACCCTGGGATCAACGATCTGGGGGTGCGCGTGCAGCTCGTCTATGTGACCGTGGCCGAGCTCAATGCGTTGCGAGAAGGGCTCACCCCTCAGCAGATCGTCGACCAAGCGATCTAGCTCGTGGCCGTCTCCGGAAAAGCGCTTTTCGACCGTCGCTGTAAGCTCACCATCGCCAACCCCGCGACCACGGCCAATCCGGAAAACGGTCAGATTGTAGACCCGTACAAGGATTATTCGAAGACCTTCGTCGATGTCATCGAGATCAACGGAGGGACGACGGACAACCGCGACGTCGTCGGACTCCGGATCAAATTCAAGATCGACAAGACGCTCAAGAAGCAGCCCAACACGAGCGAGATCTCTGTCACCAACCTCTCCCCCACGCGCCGCGCGAGCCTACAGAAAAAGGGCGTCAAGGTGCTCTTTGAGGCTGGCTATAAGGAGCTTGGCCTCTCGCGCTACTTCGCGGGCGATGTGCGGACGACAGACCATGTGCGTGAGGGCGCCGACTGGAATACGGTGATGAAGCTCGGGGACGGCGAGCGCGCTTGGAAGTACGCGCGCGTGAGTGAGAGCTTCGGCGCCGGCACCCGCGCCGCCGATGTGATCAAGTCGCTCGGTACGTCGCTCGGGCTCGAGCTCGGCAACCTCAACGATCAGGTGGCGAAGATCGACGAGGTATTCGATCATGGCTTCGCGGCGGTGGGATCTGCGGCTCGCGCCTTCGACAAGGCAATTCAATCGATCAAGAAGAGCTGGTCAATTCAGGATGGGCAGCTCCAAATCCTCGACCCCTATGCCAATGAGGTGGTCGATCTTCCCATCCCCGAGATCTCACCAACGAGCGGCCTCATTGGGTCACCGGAGATGGGAGCGCCGAAGAAGAAGGGCGGCTCTCCGCTTGTGAAGTTCACCTCTCTCTTGATCCCTACCAAGCCGGGCGCGAAGGTGAAGCTCGTGAGCGAACGCTACGACGGATACGTGCGCGTCGAGTCGTGCAGCTTTGAAGGTGACACTGCGGGAGGATCTTGGTATTCAATCATCGACGGGACGGTGCTTCGATGAGCGATCGGTTGGTCACACTCGGGGACCTTGTCGATCAAGCTGTCGCCGCCGGCCTACGCGACATCTACAAGCTGATCCCGGCGAAGGTCGTGAAGTACGATGCTTCGACGCAGAAGGTCGACTGTAAGATCCTCATCAAGAACATCACCCGCGGGGAAGAAGACGATCGCGAAGTTATGTCCGCTCCCGTCGTTCCCAACGTGCCAGTAGAATTTCTTGGGGCAGGGGGCTTTCGGATCACTTGTCCAATCTCTGACGGGACGTTGCAGATCGATGGGCAGACCGTCAAAGCTACGACGGGTTGCCTTCAGTTTTCGCACCGCTCTCTAGACAAGTGGCTCTCGGGCGACGGCAGCGAAGTCGATCCCGAGTTTGACCACGATCACGCCCTTGGCGATGCGGTCTTCAGGCCCGGGCTCATGCCATTCGGCGCGCCGTGGGGGAGCTGCCCGACCGACCACATGACGATGGGGTCCGACGCGGGGGTGCAGATCCACTTCCACAATCAGACCATTGCGGCCGGCGACGAAGCAGGCAACGACTTCGTCGCCCTCGCCGCCAAAACCAACAAGGCAATCTCAGACTTCTACACCATCCTCAACAACGTATTTGGGGCTTCATCGGCGCCCATTGTTACACCTGCACCCACGGTCGCCGATCCCGTCTATGTTGCGGTCAAAGCGGCCATCGCAGCCCTCGTCGTTAGTGGCGCTCCGTGGCCCCCCGACGACGTCGCCACCACCCAATTCAAGGCCAAGTAGAGCCCTCCGCCCCCTTGGTGTAGGATGACCCCATGGCCGATCCCGTTCGCGATTTTGCGAGCACTGCCTCCGGGGAGTGGGCGACTTCCAACGGTGACTTTGGCACCGTTGCGGGCGCGGCAGCCGTGCCCCAAGCCATCCGGATCAAGGTCGGCATGATCTTGGGCGAGTGCTTTCTCGACGAGACGATTGGGGTCGACTATCTCGGCCAGATCATCGACATCAAAAATCCCGATCCGCTCGTCGTACGCGCCCTCATCCAAGCGCCGATCGAAGACACTCCCGATGTGACCAATGTGGTGGGGGCCGAGCTCATCGGCCCTGACAAAGACCGAGAGGCCAGCATCGCTTATCAAGTCGATACGATCTACAGCCAAGAGCCATTTTCCGGAACGGTTGAGGTGCCCTAATGGCGCAGTATGGGGTCACGGACCAGGGCTTCAACGTCAAGCCGCTTACGACCATTGAATCGGAGATCGATGGCGATCTTCAAGCAATCTTGGGCGCCAGTGCCGGCACCGAGCCGGATGGGTCTATTCCGCTCGATTCTATGGCCGGGCAGCTCAAGACGCTCATGGTCGACGGCTTCGCGGCGCAATGGGATCTACAGCAAGCGGTCTACTCGAGCCGCGATCCCAATCAGGCCGGCGGCGCATCGCAAGATGCGATCTGCGCGCTCAACGGGGTCATCCGCGACGCCGCGTCAACTTCGACCGTCACAGCGACCTGCGTGGGGAAATCGCTCACCGTGCTCATCCCGGGTCGCGTCGCGACGGTCACCGATACGGGCGCGCGCTTCCTCACGACCTCACAAGCCATCATCGCCGCGGCGACCGCGTGGGTAGGCACGACCGCCTATGTGCCAGGCGACAAGCGCAAGAACGCCAACAACGTCTACGTCTGCACCGTCGGCGGCATCTCAGCCGGCGCGGGCGGACCGACCACGCAAGCATCTGCGATCGTAGACGGCACCGTCACCTGGAAATTTCTCGGGATTGGTGATGGCTATGTCGATGTGGTTTTCACCGCGGATCAGCCCGGGCCCATCGGATCGCTCGCGGGCACACTCGTAACCATCGGGACCCCGGTCAGCGGATGGAACGCGGTGATCAACCTTCTTGATGCGGCGGTTGGGGCGCTCCTCGAATCGAACACCGCGCTCCGTGTGCGCCGGGAGCAAGAGCTCGCCGCGGCCGGCAATACGATCCCCGATGCGATCCGGGCCAACGTTCTCAAGGTCAATCAGGGGTCAACCGACCCACTCCATGCACCACCGACCGCGTGCAAGGTCTTCTTCAACGCCCTCGATGTCACGAATTCGGACGGGTTGCCGCCGCACTCCGTCGAGGTGCTTGTGCAGGGCGGCACCGATGCCGACATCGCACAAGCGATCTGGGATTCGATCGGAGCGGGTACGGCGACGCACGGCACACAGACTTCGACGGTCACCGACTCCGAGGGAATCCCTCAGATCGTGCAGTGGACGCGACCCACGGCAGTGCCAATCTGGGTGGTCGCCACGCTCTACTACGATGCCGCACAGTGGCCGGCCAATTCAAACACCGCCGTGGCGCAGGCCGGACTTTCGGCTCTTCTCACTTACGCGGAGTCATCTCCGATCGCACTCGATGTGCGCTTGTCAGCGCTTATGGGCGCCATCATGCGAGGGCCCTCGAGCACCAACGCAGACGGCACGGCGCGCGTACCCGCCGATGCGGGAGCGGCCGCGGTCAAAGGCCTGCTCGAGGTCTCGCCGCTCTACTTCGATATCGCGGCCGCCCCCGCGCAGAACGCGACCATCGTCATCTCGGCTCGGCAGATCGCGACGTTCGATTCAGGCCGGGTGACGCTCACCGCGATCACCGAGACACCGTAGTGTCGTCGCTCCCCAATCTCTACGTGCCGACCGATTCACACGATCAGCTCGTGTGGACGCTCAACGAGGGTGGGACGGGGCCATGGGTCAATTCTGGGCAGCTCGGCGCGCTCAGTCTGGCGGTGCACTCGGCTGCGGGCCCCGCCGCAACGACGGGGCTCTACGGCAACGGCGTCAATATTCCGCAGACCGCGGTCGCGCAGGGAAAGTACATCGACACAGGCGCGGCGGGCACCTCGCTTGGCGAGTACACCGCGGCGATGTCTCTTTCGTGCTTCGTCTTCCCAACGCTCAAGACCAACTCTTACTATCAGGTGATCATCCAGAAGGCCTATCGCCCCGATGCATCGGGGTCGACTGCGCCCTTCTCGGGCATCGAGCTATATATCGCTCCGAGTGCAACTGTGATGATCCTAGGCGGCGTGATCACTATCGCCGGCGTGCAGCACGGCGTCGAGAGCACGAGCACGCTAGTGCTCAAC